CCCCCTCCTTCGAGAGCGGGAGGAGGTTAATCCCCTTCCTCTCCCATAGCTCCTCGATAGCGGCTCGCTTCTCTGACTTCGCTCTGCTCTCTACTACCTTGACCACCGCGTCGATTTTGGCACTCCCGTCGGAGATCATCTTGACCGTATCGCCGACGATGCCCTTAAATTCGGCCAGTGGAGCGTTCCACTCGCGCTCGAGTTGGATGCGCTTGTCGTTAAGCTCCTTCGCCGCCTTGTTTAGTAGAGCGCGGTCGGCCTTTGCCTGATCGACGTTATCCTCGGAGTAGTTCTCGGGCGTATAGCGCTCGAGCGTCGCGGCGACGTGATTGCGGAGTTGCAGGGCGTTTGTCGTGAGTGTGCCAAGGGTAAGGTCTAAGACGTCGAGAGCGAGGTCTTGCTCGGTCAGTGGCTGTATTGCCGTTGTTGTCGTTGTTGCGTCCATTGCTTGTCGTTGCTTAGTAGGTGATTAGATGAGAGTTTCGTCGCCCTGCCCGTCGGTGGGGAGGAGTTCGCCCGTTTCGGCGTCTACCACTTCGGCCGCTGCCTTTGCCTTTGCCATGGCCTCGGAGGCCTTTGCCTGCGGAGAGCCTGCGGGGACTTCCTCGGCGACTGCATCCTCAATTCGATCGTTATTGTCGGCGTAGCGTGGTGCGCCGTCGGGAGAGTTAAACACTGCTTGGTCGGAGGCTATCGCCTGCTGCATCTCGACCGAGAGCGGCGCGAAGCGTGAGAGGAGGAGCTTGAGGACGGTCTTGCGAGCCATCGCATCGAAGTTCTTCGACCACTGCGACGACGACCAGCCCTTGTCCTTGTCCGCTTTGTAGGTCTGCGAGTACTCGTAGGCGTGTGCCTCGACCTCCTCCTTCGTCATGTAGAGCGTCTTCTCAAAGCCGTTCGTGAGGCGAATGAAGGCCGCGTATCCTACCGTCGTGAGCTTCTCTCGTGCGGGGAGCGCCTCGAAGCGTGTCTCACCCGTCAGTAGGTCGAAGTGCTTTACCTCGCCGTCCTTTACGTCGGTGACGTTGATCGTGCGGAATTGACCGCTTCTGATAGCCAGCTGGATAAAGCCCTTATACCCGATCTGGAACTGCGCCTCCGTGATGCCCGCCTTTCGATTGGCGTAGGGGATGACGTACGCAAAACCGAGGTTTGGATCGAGCGGCAAGTCTAATACCGTCGCCTTGATCCCTGCGTAGATGATGCTCCGTGGATCGCAGGCCTGTAGCGCTGTATTGTTCGCCACGAGTGAGGAGATGTTGTTGACGAACGAGTTCTTTTTGCTCATTAGCGCCCTCTCGAGGTAGGTCTGCGTTTGAGGGCTGTGAAGCGTGTCGTCGAACCGCTTGAACGTGCTTACTTGTGCCATTTTCGTTTTACTTTTTAGGGGTTATATGCGTGATGCTTGTATGCGATTTGTGCGGCGGCGTGCCGTATATGTATCGGCCTCGGCGGCGATCTCGTCGCCCGTCTTGACCTTCGTCTCGAGTAGCCATTCCTCAAGCTCCGACTTGCGGAAGTAGAGGCGGTTGCCTCTTTTGTAGTGGGGGATCTTACGCTCGCTCGTGAGGCGGTAGATGCGCCCGAGGCTAAGGCTCGTAAACGTCGAGGCTTCCTCCGCGTCGAGTATCGTCTTTGCGCTTATCAGCGTGAGTGCCTCTATGCGGTCGAGCCGTTCGGCTATTGCTTGGTTATCCATTGCTTCGTAGGTTAGTCGTCGATAATTCCTGAATGAAGTGCTGCGCGTCTTATGAGTGCCGCGACGCCAATAAGGAGAAGCCCTGAAGCCTTAATGGCTATCCATTCGCCGACGGTCATTTGTACGGAAGCATCTGGTGCTTCATCGCCAGCGAGAAGGATGATTCCAGCGATACCGATCATCACAATTATTGAGTCTATGGCTAGACTCACTGGCTTCTCATTGCTTTTTTTCTGTTTGTTCGCTTTCATTTCTTCTGTTGTTTCTCGAGCGCCTCCATACGGCGGCGAATCGTGTGGATAGTGTTCTTTGAATGCAGGCCGTACTTGTCGCAGAGGTAGCTGTACACTCCAACCTTTCGCACTCCATCGCCTTTCATCAGCTCTTTGTAGTCGGCGTATATGCGCTTGTCGCGCTCGAGCCGCTCTCGCTGGTAGGGTGTAAGTAGTCTTTTGTCCATTCTGTTGCGGTACTTATTTGTATCTTTGTTCGTGGTACTATTTAGTACCCACCGCAAAGGTAATACAAAATGTACTACTCACAAATAGCAATACGCCGTTTTGTTTTACCCAGACTTGATAAAAGGCTGTTTTATGTCTAATAATCAAAGGCTTGCGCTGATTTACGAAGCGCTGAAAAATTCTCGCAAAGTGCGCAATAAGTCGCACTTTGCGAGCCTCGTCGGGGAGAAGAGCAGGGGCAATCTGTCAAATTACCTCTCGGGATCTAAGCCCCTCGGCGACGACCTTGTAAAACGTTATGTTGTATCACTCTCGGAAGCTATGCCCGAGCTGTCGCTCGACTGGCTAAGCACTGGGGAGGGGGATATGATACGCGCGTTCCCCGCGCCCGCACACGTAGAGGACAATCCAGGGGCATCACTCCCCGACATAGGACGACGCACCGACGTATGGGTAGGGAAGGACGACCGCGTCTATTGGACGGAGGCTATACAGGTCGGCGACGAGGAGGACTACCAAAGAGCGACGCAGGAGGGAGTGAAGCTCATCCCCGAGTTCGCCGAGGCCTTCCGTGGTGGCACGACTGGCGAGGCCGAGGAGCTGCGCACCGTAGATACTTACTGGGGACTGCCCGACGTCGACGGCAATATGGTCGTGCCTATTAGAGGAGACTCGATGTCGCCGCGCTATCCTGCTGGCTGTCGCGTCGTTCTAAAGCCCTATCCCTTCAATCCCCGCCGCCCGTTGCTCCTTCCATTTGGTGAGGTCTTCGCTGTGGCTGTTAGGCAGGAGGACGGCTACCCACCGACGCACTACCTAAAGAAGCTACACCGACACCCCGACAAGGCGAAGGAGAACGACTACTACATAGCTCGTAGCTTTAACAAGGAGTACGAGGACTTCGAGATACCCATCAATGATATATGCTTCCTCTCGGCGGTCGTAGCCAAGATAGACCTCGAGCACACCTTCACGTTCTAACTCGTCTAACCGTTTCCAAAATGGAAACACTTCACCGCAATACACCTATGAAAAGAATTACCCTCTCCCTGCTCGCTCTCGCCCTCCTCGGCGCTCCCTCGCTGACGTCCTGCAAGAAGGACACACCCGCCGACGTCGTGAAGCCCTCGATCCGTATCTCCAGCGTCGCACGCGCGCTTTCGGGTGCTTTCCACGGCGAGCAGATGGCCTCGTCGTCGATATATACGAAGCCCGTAATCGAGGTAGAGGACTTAGTATTTACACCCTACGCCTCGACGAAGAAGAAGTATTACACGCGTTGGGATGAGGAGTTCGAAGCCTTCGGCGAGGTCACGTCGGAGAGCTATATAAAGATCGACGGCGTCGCCCAGCAGTCAACGAAGCAGAACAACCTCTACTCACTCCGCGAGTCGGGGAGCGAGGTGTACCTCACGATCTACTCCCTCGACGGCGGGCTTAAGGACTACGTCACGGGGAAGAAGTCGCGCGTAATTACCGACGTCACAGCCGACGGCTTCACACTCCTACGCTTCTGGGGTGCTACCTCGCTCTACGACAAGATGGCGTTCAAGCGCCGATAAGGCAATGCAGGACAGACTTAAGGCTATCATCGACTACAAGACGGGCGGGCGCATCGGGGAGTTCGGCTCACTCCTGGGCTGGTCTCCCCAGTATGTAAGCAAGCTCCTGCGGGGCTCGTGTATAGGCCTCACACCAGTACGTACTATCCTAGAGGCTCTGCCCGAGATTAACGCCCGCTGGCTGATCCTCGGCGAGGGGCAGATGCTCGACAACGCACATGTCTCGGCGCTTCGACGTGAGATGGTGGCGCGTGCCAGCTCGCTTATGGCTATCGATAGGTATATAGACGTGATGACGCCAGACGAACTGCGACGTCTCGAGAAGGCCATCGCATCGGGGCGTGCGCCGTCCTTCTCTCTGTCCGACGTCGCACGCTGGGAACTCCTGCAGCAACAGCCCCCACACGCTAACCACTAACAGCCCTATGCAGTCCGACGATATGCAGGCTATTACGCGCCGCTTCTTCGACGCCCTCGCACGTCTAAAGGCCGACGGCGCTATCCGAGGGAAGAAGACGTTTACAGATCGCTTCGGCATCAACCGCTGGAACTTGAATAGCGTGGAGAAAGACCCGACGGCCAGCCGAGTGCCTGCGACGTGGCTCTCCTACCTCGTCGTCGGGTACAACGTCTCCGCCGACTGGCTACTCACTGGCTGCGGCGACTTCTACGGCGTGGTGC